AAGATACGCCAGCACCACCGTTTCCAGATGAACTGTCAGCGGAGGCATTCCCACCTACTGCGCCCGCACCACCACCGCCACCAGATGTAGCACCGGCTCCAGTTCCTCCAGCATATCCCTCCACAACAGCATAACCGCCAGTATTACCAGCGCCTCCAACGGCGCTAGCATTATATGAGCCACCTCCACCGGAACCACCACTAACACCATTCCTATTAGAACTTCCTCCAGCGCCCCCTCCGTGCCCTACTATACCGTCAAACCTAGAAGACCCACCACTAGCAACCATTGATTTATCTTGATCGGGCCAGTTAGTTCCACCAACACCAACTACAATTGTGTAATCTTTGGCAGTTACAGAATGACCGGTTCCGGTACGCATACCACCAGCACCGCCACCTCCAGCGCCAGAACTTGCTGGCCCAGCGCCACCACCACCTACAACCAAATAATTAACGCTTAAACTTTCAGTGGGCGTAAAAACATTACTGTTGGAACTGTCAACAAAGGTGGTATCTGTAGAACCAGATACATATTTCTGGTAGAACCCGTTAGTACCGAATGTCAGACCAGATACATCTATAGGAACCCACTGGTTAGTGGTAGTATTTCTTTCCCCAAAAGATGACGGAGTTAGTGCTTGCCCATCTATGAGGCAGACTTCTGCAAGATAACCATCATAATCCTCTGCATCGGCAACAGCCCCTACCTCTTGCAATGCATTATTATTAACTCCTGTCTCAGCATCTTGACTCGGATAAGTAGGAGTACCGGAAGGGGTTAACTTTTCGCCATTAAGATATAGTGCTAATCTATCGGTATCCGTTGACTCAGTGGTATCGACCACATAAACAATATGATACCAAGCAGCAGGGTCTCGTATAAGAGTTGTGAGTTGAGTAAGATAGGCACCAATAGAACCATTTATTAAATAAAGTGCAATATAATCATCATGAATCGCAAATTTATCCGCACCAGCATCACCAAATATAGTACAGGCTGCTGATTTTGAACCCCTTTTAACCCAACAACTTATTGTAAAAGTTCTGCGATCACTCGCAACACTGGGAGTTCTGGATAATCTTCCATTATCACCATCATTAAATCGCAGAGATTGATCAATGGTGTAGTCTTCGGCTAAGGATTTAGTTATGCCTGATTGGAGTATAGTCATTATACAAGAGCCGCCGATGCTGAGACGTAAACATTAGTTCCGTCAGAGAAATAAGTAATCAGATAAGTACCCGCTACAGATACATCCGTTGAAAATGTAGAAACTGCTTTTACTTCTGTTCCCAACGAGATCGTGTAAGCAGACGGATTAATCAATTTTATAAATCCTGATTGACCTGTAGTTTCGTTTGAGAACTCAAGATCATCGTTAGCGGCTGGTGTATAGAGAAAGTTATTTGCTGCGTTAAGATCAAGAGTTCCGTCTGTAACTGCAGAAGGTGTCCCTCGTTGCGCCCCACTCCATGATTGGTCAGTTGCTAAAACCGCATCACCTACCACACTCTTCCCATCCAGTAGATTTATTTCAGTAGCAGACGCAGTAACTAATGTACCTGCTAATTTTAATCCACCATCTACAAGATCGTGAGATGCAACATCTAACGTTTGATTTCCAGAAGTTGCTCCAACAATAATAGCCCCACCAGCTGACTGAGTAACAACCTTTGAATCTTCAGAGGTACCAAGTGTAGTTATATCATTATAGTTTAACTCTGCACCACTAGCAGTAACAGCAGTTGTTCCAGAGAGACCACTAAATTGCGCCTGAAGTACAGTTTTTAAGAGACGAATCTGCTGATCCCCCTCTGAAATAGGATCACTTCCAAGGGGATTTGTAGTCGAAAGTTGACTAATATATGTGGCTGTTTCTACGCCCATGATTTACCCCCTTTAGGTTAACTCGAAAATACCATTGGCACTTGGAGTAACAGTCAGTGTGTTGTCTTGCGTTAGATTAAATTGAGACGTACTTAATTTAGAATAACACACCAATTTTCCACCGGACTGGTATATGATAGCAAACTTAACGCTATCTACATCACCCCCAGTTGCAGTCCATACGACGGCAGTTGAATCAAAACGAAACACACCGGCAGACGCGCCAGCAGCCCAAGTTCTTCCAGAAACTGATTTGCCTCCAGTCGTGTATCCATTACCATTAGCCACTTCATTTGCTATAGAAGCATATGTTGACAATACCGCATTCGTGGCATTGGCACTAGCCGCGCTAGTATGTAGTGACATTGTAAAATTTACACCCGTTCCGCTTAAATCAAAATCGCCTTCGCCTAATTTTTCCCTAAAGGAATTATAGAAAGCCCAAGCAGTAGCAGCCATTAGTTTACCTCCTCCTTTTTCCTCAATGAATCTGGATTTTTAATAATATGAGAAATAAGACCATCCCCATGAACAGCCAAATCGTAAAATTCGCCAGTCTTTCCAGTCATCTGAACGAACTCCTGCGCTTGATGATAATGGGCTGCAGTACATCTAAACTCCTTATCAGCGACCACCACATCTATTACTTGCTCATCATCATTCTCTTTTTGTTCATAAGCATGATGTTGACCAATGATACAACTATCGAAACCATATACCTCAAACTTGGAAAATCCAAGCATACGAAACAAATGAATTGCTCTCAAAGTTACAGTAGAGCCACCCATAACTGGAAAATAATTATCCCCATATTGTTCTTTCAATAGGTCTTCATTATCTGTGTCTCCCGCGCAATGCCATATCCATAACTTATATCCTTCTAGATTATCAAATACAGAAGGATGGCATTGAGAAGAAATAAAATATTTACAATCTTTAGACAAAGGATTAATAAATCTATTATTAAATTCCCTACTGTCTAACATTACCATTGCCGAGGGAGCCAATCCGTGATCCATACAATATTTATGACTTCCATTCACAGAAATAACAGGCATCCCATTCTTTTTCTTTTCCAAAAGATCAGGAAAAGTCTCCTCTAAAGTAACCCCGCCCACTGCAAGACCAACCACTTTATCCTGCGTTTCATAAGGTTCTACTTGAGGAAGTCCTCTTTTTATATTGACCCTTATATTTTTCCTGATCTTTTCTGGGTCTTCATTTATAGAGCATACAACTTCTGGAACAGGAACTAATCTTCCCTTAACTGCAACCGAGGGTGCATGAGTTCTTGTATAAGATTGTAGCATTATGCTCCTTTAAATTGCATTCTTACTTCTAATCCATTGGCTGCAGTTCCTGTAGAAATTGCATCAATATCAAACCTTATCACATCCGCAGTAGCCACTGTATTATTATCTGTATCCACTACTGGCGCTGCCGCAGCAGTAGAAGAGTCCGTCTCTCCAGTATCAATAGTAATAACAGTAGTTAACATATCTACCGCCTGAGTAAGATTGTGGAGCATTATATCTGTAGTTCCAGTAGTACCTGCTGCATAAACATGCGCTCCCAAATCTCCCGCTACAGCACTCAAAACAAGACCATTCAATGCTAGAGGAATTGTAAATGCTGAAATTCCATTCCCTACATAAGTGGGAAGAGCATCAGGCAATACTTTGATTATAACTGTTCTATTAAAGAACACACTATTTATTGGAGTTATCTTTTTAACAGCAGTGGCCGCAGTATCATAAAATGGAATAAAATCAGCCGTTGAACTCATTACTGTATCAAGAGGAAGATTATTTACAGTATCATCTTTCCCGCTATTCAGGTTATTGAAATTAGCATCCACTTGATCATGAGTCAATGGGGAACCTTTCCCCGATCTTGTAACAATAGTAACTGCCATAATTTAACTCCTAAGAATCTTCAACGCCCATAACGTCATATTGAGCATACCCTATAACCCAGTAATACGGTTCAACATATGGAGTTACTCCATAAGGAAATGCTCTCGGTTGTTTTTCATAGAACTTCTGACCATTGGTCATGCGATAGGCAACTCTACGCGGAGGATATTTTCTCCCACCTCCTACCCTAAATTTCCTCGCCATTAGTATCTCGCCTCTGCTTCTGGTTCCAGTGAATGACGCCTTCTAGAAATAGGCGGCATCGCATCCATATCGTATATTCTAGAAAGGGCATCCAGAAAATCTGGATGTATTGTAGGGAATAAAAGGTACTCATTCTTCTTTACCCAATCAACCAGATCATATAATTTCCCTTCCTCATCTTTTCGCATGATCTTCTTTGAGATTAAAAATTCTTGTTTCTTTGTTTTATAATCTTTCTGATGAGAAGTCAATCTCTTCTCGTCAGTAGAATAAGGAAAAAAGAAAGAACCATCTTTTAGATCTGGTTCGAGTCTTTGTATCCTATCCTTCTTGGATTGAGATCCTCCTCCTCCAGTCCAGTTTAATTCATAAATAGGAAATGAACTTGCATCTATCCTCATCATTTCCTTAAAGTGTTCTATATCAGATTGTGCGCCGTATCTCTCGTAGCCAATCTTTACCTCTCTGATTCCGGGCGCTCTTTTCCATTTAGTTCTAAGAGTCTTTATAAACTCCCATCTCTCAGAAAGAGAAAGCCTATGACATACTCCATCCAATAGGAACTTATTATAGTTTGCATCTACACCAACAACGGCTATAGCAGTTCTATTAGATCCCCTCTTGCGCGAGTGCGCTGGATCACACATAATATATGCATTCAAAGTATATGGACGAACTTCCCATTCGTGCCACCACTCTTCCTTAAATGCAATATCAGAACCCGCTATAGGATTCAGTAATTGCTGACATGCAACTGTATAGGTAGAAGTTGTCTTCTTAATCTCTTCCCACCTGTCCACCTCAAGAAAGACAGGCTCTCCATCCATCTTTCCATCTACTGTGGCTGGATGTATTCTAGGCTTTACAGCGGCCCTTTGAAGTATCGTGCCATAAGTATCGCCATAGGAGTATCTCGTGCCAGCATACTGGAATCTAGGTCGATAGGTAGACCCAAGATTAAGAGATAATTCCCACTGAGTAGTAGTTTTATGAATCTGTTCTGGCGTATTTACTGCCTCCTGAACCACTACGTCGTCATAAATAATCAAATCAAAGTGACGCCCAGTAGGCTGACCATCCACTAAACCATGCGCCTCAACAGTCTGTTCTTTAGGATTAGCCTGTCTTCTGACACATATACCTTCATTTTCAGCCCACTTAGGAGCCTGAAGGCGCGGTTTAGCCCATAAAATATCAGGATAAAGCTGTTTAAGTTTCTCATTTCCGTCAAATTCCTGCATGATCTGCCTTAAAAAAGGCTTTGCCTGTCTAGCAGAAAATGATAACAACCCTATCGTGATATCAGGATTTAAAAGAATTTCCTGAATACTACCCAAAAAAGTGATTATAGAACTCTTATAATGGAATCTCGCCCACAAATCTAGTCTTGAATCTCTATCTGATTCGACTTCTCTGCATCTATCATAGATCCACGGATGTAACATATCATGGCGGTTGCAAAGAAACACACCAAGGTAATAGCGATCCAACTGCCCAAGAGTCCTAATGAAAGAATCATCAATATTAGGATCACGATGACAATCAGCATACGCTTCAATAGCCGTATTAAAGGGGGCAGTGTGCGCCCATTCAGCAAACTTTTTTGCGGCATCTGCATTATTGCTCTTATATTCAACGCCTTTTGCTATAATGGGCAACACACTGGCACCCTACTTTTCTCTATAACCTGACGCATAAGCAGCCCTCGCCTGTTTTTCCGCTTGTTTTCTAGTTGGATAACATTTTCCCTTATCGCCCCACTTCCAACCTTTCTTCCCTCTTGAAAGGGAACATCTCTTAATAGGCATGATTATTGAAAAGGTAAGATTTGACCAGACTCTGCCATCTCAATTAATTGTCTCAAAAAATCTGGATCTTGGACAGCACGCTGTAATACATCTTCTGATAAATTCATAGCCCAAGGATATAAACGACGCAACTCAGAAGTGGGACTTGGACCCCCTTTAACATCAGACGCTTTATAACCTTTAGCAGAAAACCCGTGGGTAGTTTCTTCCATAGGAACATTCCACTGAGCGTACTCAGGATCTCCGGGGCCGAGAGTTGGCCCACCAGCAGGAACCTTGCCCATAAACGCTGCACCAGCCTCTTTCGAAGCAAATGGTGGAGCGCCTAAATTTACCCATGCTTGAGGATCTTCATATATAGTTCGACCCTGCTGTCTCGCCAGATTATTATAAGCATCTTTTAATTGATCTGGGGACATTCCAAAAATTTGTCCAGCCTCTTCGGGAGATATCGAAAAACCTCTAATACTTTCTATTATTTGAACTACTTGCTCACCTAACTGCTTTACAATTTCTTGCAGACCTCTAGGTTTCTCTGCAACCACCTGCTCAATAACCTCAACCACCTGTGGATGCCTGTCGGCTACGTTTTGCGTATATTGTTCCTGAGCCACTCGCCTCTTATCATATGGAGTTTCCGGAGTCCATTCTCCCCACTCTTCTGCTTGTGGAATAATTTCTTGAGGACCAGTAGATCCAGCCGAAACAGATCCACCCGGCGGCATTGCTTGACCAGTCCTTGCCATTTCTGCCATTATCTGATCAGCAGTAGCACCACCCGCAGCCCTGCCCATCATTTCTGGTTCTCCACCACCCAGACCAAGTATCTCTACAGCCTCAGCCGTTGTGCCTTCCCCCATACCGGAACCACTCTCCATGCCGGGAGGTGCAGGAGGATTACGATCAGCAACTTGCGGCCCTCTAGGAGTCCACGGGTTCCAAGTTTCTGCTGCTGGAACATCAAAAGGAACTTCTGCTCCTTGAGGTGCAGGAGGGTGACGACCTACAAGTTCTGGCCTTTCTTGGTATTGTATTATTTCCTCCGCAACAGGCGGTTGATCAAAGCGAGACTCTGCTTCCCTGCCTAATCTATCCCTATAAGTCCCTACTTCAACTGCAGCATCCTGAAGAACTGTGGAAACAATATCAGTAAATTGCTTCCTTACGGCTTCTGGACCTTCCAATGCATTAACACCCCTCATAGAAACGGGGGGAGTATAAACTGCGGAGGGTTTCTTCGTAACTGGTCCGGGCATAATTATTTCCTCTGGTGGAGGCGGCGGGAATCGAACCCGCGTCCAGAAAGTGAGTTAACTTTTATTCCTGTCGAAATCATATCGCCCCCTAGTGTACAGTTTTACCCAGATCTTCCACACCTTTCTTAATTGCCTTCTCAAGAATGGCATCCACATCCACTTTCTTTTTCACTTCAATCGTATGTTCAACTTCTTTCTTCTCTTCCTTCTTGCTATGAGAAGAAGTCCAGCCAAAACGATTTACCATATTGATAAGCCAAAGTCCATGATTGAATCCTCTTGTTTCAAGATTATCTCTGCCTTGACGAATCCACCAAGCCTCTGCGGCTTCCTTCCCAATCTTTAAGGTCTCACGAAAACTCTCCTTCTGTTTGTCAGTGCTCTTAGCCCACGCATGAAGAGTGGATCTACTGATCCCCATTTCTCTAGCGGCTTCAATCAAAGTTCCGCCTTGATCAAA